CAACAATGAACTATTTAGTAATGATTTGTTGCCTCTATCGTTTTTGGTAGTAGGACCTATATTGAATGCGGATTCAATGGATTAGTATCACGAAGGTTATTGTATATTTTATAGGAAGTTATTCCTGATTTGGTTACCACCAAGATCTTAATAGCTAGTTCTGAATGCACTAATATATAAAGCATTTGCCATTTTTGTATAGGCAAGATCATAAATCGGAAAGTTACACGTATCTCCACTACGTTAAAAGTGGGCGCGAGTTAGCTGTGGTGACACTAATTTGTTGTTAAGGGCAACCCCCTCAACCAATATGTTTTATTAAGTCTATTATCATTATCATTATCATCATTATCACAATTATCATGAACTCACTCAATATTCAACGTTTAGTTAAACAGCTTGCAGAAAATCATGAAGCTTTTGCTTCTGGTTTGGGTAAGAATGTCAAATGCAAGACAACAAAACATAACACTCAAAAACAAAAGGTTGTACGTAAGAAGAAATTCCATTCATATAACCATGGAAAACGAACAGAAATATTCACTCAATCGTTATCGGATTTGTATAATGGAATAGGTTTACCTGGATCATTTAAAGCGGATATTGATAATATTAAGAAAGATGTGGATAGGATTGTGGCACCCCTTGAAGATTTGACGGATCTGTTAACTTCAGATGGAATCTCAAGATTAATTGAGAATATAACAAAGATGTCGACAGAAGGTGTACCAGTTAATCATAAAATCCAAATATCAGAAGATCTTCTTTTCTTTTTGTCTTTGTTGGTGCTTATTGGTGGTTTTTCCGCTGGAAGTAAATCGTTACAAATAATGGGAATGATAGGTTCGGTTATATCTATAACAAACATGGTATCAGATGATGGTATAGGAGGAATATTGAAATATCTCTGTACTATGATTAAAGAATCTGGTAAGAATATGTTGGAGGTTGACTGTGAAACATATCATGACGCGATGCATACCCAATCTTTGGATCACTCATTAGTATTCCGAATGATTGTCATAGCAGTATCGGGATTCATGATCACTAAAAATTATGGATCTGTTGGAATTACCTCCTTGTCTAAGATAGACAAAATAGCTAAAACAATGACACCTATTATTCTCTTAATGAGAGGAGGAGATGACATTCTTGGTAGTATTATGACCTTCCTGGAGAAGATCATTAATATTACAGGAAAATTCTTTGATGAAGATTTTAGTTTCTCTTTGAAGGGAGAAGTTTGGTATGATTTTGAAATCATACGTAGGCGACTTCGATCTCTTCAATCAGAATTTGAGATGCGTGAGGACCTTGGCGGTGTTGCTAGGAAAGCCAGAGCTCTCAAGGCTGATTTAGAGGCGTTGAAAATACCAAAAGAAGGAGCTATATATACCCAATACCGAGATTTATCAAATGCGGTTTCGATCTTATCTGATGATTTAGCTCGTTTTGGAGCAGTAGGAAATTCCATCCGGAAGGAACCTTTTTGTATTATTATATCTGGACCTCCAGGAGTGGGAAAATCAAATGTCTCTAAAAATCTTTTAGATTTGATGGCTAAACATATCCTTATACCATGTGCTTTTGAAAATTATACCAAGTGTGAGGGAGCGTATATCTTTAATCCTAATCAACAAGAAAAATTTGTCTCTGGTTATACCAATCAGAAATTTGTTGTAGTAGATGATCTAGGTTATTCAGCAGAATCTGTAGAGACCATGTTGCCCCGCTTTATTGCTATGGTTAATTCCATGCCATATAATGTTGAACAAGCAGAATTGGCAAGAAAGGGAGCGGTGTATTTTGATTCTGAAATGATATTATGTACATCAAATATTCACAATTGGGCTCAAGCTGCAGATAAAATGACATCAACTGACGCACTATGCAGACGTATGCATTTCACAATATGGTGTGAATGTAAACCAGAATTTGCAAAGGAGACTGTTGATGAAGCAGGAGAATTGCAATTGGATCCATCTAAAGTTTTAGATTGGAATTCATGTGAGTGGCTGAACTTTTATGTCTATGATCCTACAGGTAAAATGCCGAAACGCCCAATGTGTAGACATGGTATTAAATGTAAGTTTGACACCACTGATTGCTCACATGCCTGTATGGCTGATGTGATAGTATCATCATGTGATGAATATGATGAAAGGGCTAATAGACATAATATGATTATGACAACAAGTCGTGATAAATTTATGGCAATAAAAGAACATTCAAATTTGAATGCGAGAGAGTTGGCACACTATTTTCATGGGAAGACTTTACGCACACAGGCAAGATGTGTAGATCATTGCGTATTATGTCAAGATTTAAATAAAGATAAACTCAATTTTATGTACCAAGGGTGCGTAAGATATTGGGAAGATGAGATGAACGGTATATGTCCATGTGGAGATAAAACACACAGTTCTGACAATTTCAATGAATTTATAGTTCAATTGCAAAAATTGGTCATTGATGAACCTGAATACTTTAGAAAGAAATATTTTATGAAATGTTTCACTGAGATTCAAGGTTTTACAAATTGTATGTTTGAAGGTGCAGCTTATTTATATGTTAACATGTTATCATATGAATCTAGACAGGAATCTCTTAAGTTTTCTATTGAAGATTTTCTTCATAAATCTAAGGTGCAAATTTTAGATTCCGTAG